GATCTAAAGGTACACTAGACCCCTACTTTTAACGTTTCCCAACACACTTTTAACACTTGCTAACAAAGTTTGGCACGCTTTTTGCTGTGGGTCGGATTTACGATTCTTTAACACTTTTAACAAAAACTTGGCACGGTTTTTGCTAGCGGTAAACTTTAACTTACTTTAACTTTGCATAAATATACTGCATAAATATACGCTGCATAAATATGCGCTGTGACAGGCTTTTACAGGACAGATGGGACAACAGTCCACAGGCAAATAGAAAGTCGTTTGTGCGCCACGTATGTGCCCACAGATGGCACGCACGCACGCACGTATATGCTAGTATGTTATAAATAACATACTGATGGTGTGCCTACAGGTTTGCGAAAAAGAAACGTTTCGGCTGATTCAGATGTTAATAAATGTAAAAATTATAATTTTACATCTTTTAACTTAAAAAGTTTGGCTGTTTCAGAAAAAAGCGGTATCTTTGCAGCAGAAAATTGAAAGTTAAACATTTTAAAATTAGGAACTATGGCAAAGTATGTTATTAAACGTGAGTACACCACAAAGGTATTCATCAAAGGTGTTGAAGTAGAATCTGTTACATCTAGTAACAAAGAAACTGTTACAGGTGATATGAAAACTGTTGCAGATTCTATGGATAAAGCAAATGACTATATCAAGTCTTTGCGTGTTGACGGTCTTTCATTCGGTGAACAAAGATACAATAAAGATGACGTGGTTTCACTTGGTTGTTCTTTCGCTGCGATTCATCACAGACACGAATCAAAGATAATTTCTTTCTTCCTGTCACAGTTTTCAGAAAGAATTTCAGATTAATGTCTAACAGCCTGTAGTGTAAAAGCTACAGGCACAAAACATAAAGTTATGATAAGAGTACAAAAGTTTAAGTTTGAACACTGTTATGAAGTTTTTAAAACAGAAAACGTTCATGCAGCTGTAAAGTCTTTATTAGACTATCGTTGTTGCGGCAAAAATTTGTTTATCAGCACAAAGTTTGTTGGTGAGTATGCAATAGTAGAGTTATTGGATATAAACGGTAATACTGTTAGTTTGTAAGTTTAACAGCCTGTAGTGTAAAAGCTACAGGCACAAATAATTAATATATGGAATATTCATATTTTAAAATCACATTGAAACAGTCGGATAAAGTAACTGTGTTTATGGTACGGTCTGACAAAGTAAGTGAGTTCTTTAATAACAAGATTGACTATCTTTCGGGAGACTGTAGTATCACAGTGAAAGGTCGTTTTCCGACACACAAAGACTCTAGAAAGTGGTTTATTGTTTCAACTAAATAGTAAGTAACATGAAAAAGATTAAGTACTTTAAATTATCAGAATTTATCAATTCTGTAACAGCAAAAAGACAGCAGATTGATAACATACCATCTTTTGAAGTGGTTGACAACTTGAATCGTCTTGCCGATTATTTGGACGGTATTCGTGAGAAATACGGTAAACCTATCTTCATTTCTAGCGGTTACAGATGTCCTTTGTTGAATCAAGCTGTCGGTGGTGTCGCAAACAGTCAACACTTGAAAGGTCTAGCTGCCGATTTGATTTGTGCTGATATGGAAAAACTTTTGTCTATCATTCGTGAAACAAAGGGGTTTGACCAACTTATTACAGAACACAACAAAGGTAGTAAGAGTTATTGGATTCATGTATCGGTAGCACCTGTTTTCGGTAAACCGAGAAATCAAGTTATCATTAATTTAGAGAAAAAGTAATATGGTATTTTTAATTTCAATTTGGCTAATTGGAACTTTGTTTGAATTTGCCACAAAATCGCATTAATATGGACGAAAATTTCAAGAAACTAGCTGAATCTTTAAAGATTACAGAACAAAGTGTTCGTTACGCTGCGAAATATACAGGTAACGAAACAGGTTTACTTTTAGAATCCTGTGCCGACACCATACAGGCACAGATGAAAATGATTGAAAATCTTTCGGTAAAGTTTGAAACCGAGAAATCAATTAAGAATCGGGCATTTGATTTTATCGGTAAGAAAGGTATGATGGACGAATTTTATCAGAAGTAAAAGAAAGACAGGTAGCTACAAAAACTACCTGTCTTTTTCTTATAATATCACACCCTTTGAAAGCAAAGATACAATTTCATTGTATTCACTATTCAAACAGTCAATAGTCGGCAAAGTTATGTCTTTGAACTTTGCGAAACCTGTTACATCAGACAGGACTTTAACGCTGTTGTCGTTGTTGTATCTTTCCTGTAACGGTTCATAGTATTTCATCACCACAAACGGTTTCAAACCTTTCAGATATTCGGTGCTGAAACCACTACTGCCGATTGTTGCAAGATTCATGTTTTTAGATGTCTTGTAAATAACATCAGATGAAACTTTCACCACGTCCTGTGAGATAATAACATCGCCAACCGAAATCTTATAGCACCCATCACCTGTTACTAAATCTACATCGTATTTCAGATTCAAAGTTTTGCCTATAAAATCAGCGTCTACAGCCACAAAACCTTTGAAAGGTACAAATACTTTGACCGTTGCATTAAAATCGCTAGAATCGCTGTTATTTACAGGCAAAGTAACGTTTCCGAAATCTACTGTAACTACAGGCTCATTAATACTTTCAGCTTTAATAAGCGTATCGTAATTACCGCATTTGATTGTAGTTTCAGTAACTTCACCTACATCACAGTAAACCTTATGCAGTTTGTTTACATAGTCACCTAAATCTGTGTCATAGGCTAAACTTACTTCACCTGTAGAACTTTGAAAACGTGCTTTTGAAAACTGATTCAGAATAGAATCGTTAACGCTATAAACGTTTATACTTCCATATCCTGTTACCACTTTTTCGGGAACTGTTGAACCTACAAATGAAATTGTAGATAGTTCTATAGATTCTTTTGAAAACGCTAACTTCTGCGAAATTGTTGCAGTTTTCTTATCTTCTGAAACTGTGAAATCATAGTTTTCATTATCCACCATATTTCCGCTTGTATATTGCATTTGTGGAACTGTCTTGAAATAAGTTCCATCATTCGCTGTTAACGTTGCAGAAACCGTTTCATTTTCCACATACCACGGTTTAATACCTGTTATGGTACAGCCTGTCAGATAGTCGGTGTTAACACTTGCCACGTATCGGCATTCACCTGTTAAAGTGATATTTGAACCTGTAGGAACATTTTCCAAAGTTACTGCTATGTCACTTGAATCTGTGAAAGGAAAATCTACAGAAACATCGCCATAACTAGCTTTACAGCCTACATAGCGTTTCTTTGTGTCTGCGCACGTCAGATGTATAGAAACAGTTCCGTTTGCATAAGTGTGCGTTTCTGTTGTTCCTGTTATGTTATTTGTTACCGTAACATCAGATACAACAGGAATCGTTTCAGTTTCACCATCTAGCGTTAAACCGTCACTAGCAGAATAAACTTCTATTTCACCTGTTGCGGTCAACTTATCAGAAGAAACAGTAAGTGAAACAGGTTCTGAAAAAGCGTCACCTGTTATGGAAACTGTAGGTGTTCCTACAAACTGATAACCTGTCTTACAGGTAACAGTCACCGTATATTTTGACGTTGCTTCATCAAAGACAGCTTCATAGTCGGTCTGCGGTATGTTATTTTCAACTGTAGGTGTAACAGGTTCTACAGGTTCTACAGGTGTTGAACCGCTTTCTGTTTCTCCCTGTAGTTCTATTGACGTATCTTCTGTTTCAGATTCTATACTTCCTGTTGCATATTGCTTGTTGTCTGCTACAGTAAGTTCAACTTCTGAAAAAGCGTCACCACCTACGGTCATAGTCGGTGTTCCCTTAATCGTGTAACCTGTTTCGCACGTAACAGTAACGTTAAATGCAGAACCGAAAGGGTCATATTCATATTCTACCGTTGTGTGCGGTATATTATTTTGTACTGTTGTTGCCATCACTTATTACCTTTGATTGTTACCATAACTATCTTGCCTGTATCGGCAAAACTTTTTTGTGAATCAAATTCCAACTGTTTAAGAATCGGTCGCATATCATAGGTTTTGCTGCGATTGCTAGAATATCTGTTAGAATTTTCACCGTTTACCATCGTGCCTGTTGCCTGTAAGATTTTATCTTTGTATGTAAACAGAACATCTACATTCAGTCTAACAGTACACATATCACCGTCCTGTGCTACATCTTTCACAAAGTAATACCTTTGCAGTTCATTTATATAACAGTAGTTGAAACTTACAGGTGTTCTTGTTTTGAATCTCAGCACAGGATTCAAGATGTCAAAACTAGCATTCAGCAAACCTGTAACCGTTTCCTGTTCTGTAAGCGTTTTATTTACGGTGTTCGGATTCCCATCGAAAACGAAAGTTTTTACTGTAACCATATTCTAAAATATTTAGGGGTGAAACCTGTAACTATCACCTTACAGGAATCACCCCAACAGTTAAACACTTAAATTAGGCGATAAAGAACACAACAAAGTTCTCATTTGTATCGTTGAAATATGCAGCGTCAAATTTGTAGTAGTTGTTGAAGAACTCAGCCTTTGCGTTGTAGTTTGTAGTTACACGCTTGTCAGAGTTTGTAACACCCAAAGCGTCACGGTCAAACATCACACCGAGCACACCACCGATTGAAATCGTTGCACCGCTAGCAGATTTAACGTCTATCTTCGATACGTTGGCAAAAGCATAGTCTTTGCCTGTTGCTTGCCAAGATGGTACGGTCTCAGCTTTTGGCAACAACACCTGTTCGTTGTGGTAAGTATCTGCATAAAGATAAGCCTGTGCAGCCTTTGCGAAATCAGACAACAGGACTGTGTGCAAAGCGTCTTTCGGTGTGAAACGCTCCTTACCACCCACGTTGAACAAAGTTGAAATACTACCCAAACGGTCTGCATACAGTCCCATCTGATATGCAGCAAAGCGGATAAAGTCAGGGTCAAGAATCGCTGTTGCTGCGGTCAACTGCGCATTCTTTGCAGTATTGTATAGTTTCAGCAGATTCACACACCTTACAGTTGAAGCTGTGCTGTAGTTTGGTTTAGTACTGCCGAAAGCTGCCTTATCTGCGTCCAAAGTCTCTGCTATCATGTTATTGATTGTACGCATGATAAGCGCGTCAGTCTTGATAGTCATTGACTTGTCAACAGCGTTGTAAATCATAGACAGGAAACCGTTCAACTGTGCAGCAGAACTGAAAGATTCTTTAACCTGTCGCTCTGTGATTGAAACAGGAACTTCAAATGTCACCTTTGAGTTGAAGAACTTTGCGGTAACTGTCGGTTTGTGGAAAATGTCCTGTTTGTACTCTGTGCCATCTGTCAGTTTCCAACTTTCGTTTTCTTCTGCCTGTGGAATATCAGCAGAAATTTTTTCCATAACAGAACCAAATTCCCAAGCGTCCATCAAGACGGATGGAACTTTACCGCTATATGGTCTGTTGACGAAAACCACCTTACCGATATGGTTTACCAAAGACTTCACATAGTTGTCGATTGCATTCTGATTGAACACTTCTGTGCCCATATCTACAATACCTGTCAAGTCTTCCTGTACCAAGTCGGTTTTACCCAAAACTTCCTGTGAAACGCTGTTCATCAGCGTATAAATCTGTTTTACTTCCATATTATATATAAAATTAAAGTATTAATAAATATCTACTGTTATCTCATTTATAAGTTCTGCCATCACAGAAACTTTAAAGTTCTGTTTGCGCAAATCTATTTCTTTCTGAATAACTTCACTAACAGGTAAACCGCCCGTAATACCGCTTTTAGTACTTTCTTTCTTTGTTGTACTCTGTCGGTTTCCTGTCGTATCTCTTGCCTGTTTTGATTCATTGTTGAAGTTCCCATCATTAAAAGCTGTTTTAGAATCTACGGTGTTGTTTGAACCTGTTTCGTTAGAAGTGTAACTTTCGTTACTTACTTCCTTTGATGTAACAGGGTCTAGAACATCATATTCTTTGTTAAACACTTGAACCTGTTTCTGCCACTCATCAAATTTAACCGTTACTATTGCTTTTACAATTTCTGTTGCAGTTTCATTCGTAATAGCAGAAATCAGATTCTTATCACCATACTTTGTACGTACCTGTATATCTAACAACACAGGGTCATCTTCACCGAACACCGTGGTGTAAAGCACAGGAAAATTCGGTTTAAAGATTTTTTCAAAGATTCCGTTTGCAGAATCAAAAATTTCTTTAACTTTCATCTTTATTTTCTTTTTCTTCGTTTTCCTGTTCTGTTTCTTCCGATTCAGAATTTTCTTCTGTTTCTTCTGTTTCAGAAGTTTCTTCTGTTTCAGAAGTTTCTTCTGTTTCAGATGTTTCAGACGTTTCAGACGTTTCAGAAGTTTCAGACGTTTCAGAAGTTTCTTCTTCGTCTTCCATATCTTCTGTGTCGGTGTGTTCGTGCGTTTCTTCTGTTGACTGCAATAACGAAAGATAATTTTCGTGATTCAGTTTCCAACTTGAACCCAAAGTAACTGAAATCTCAGTCCCGAACATTTCATTTATTCGTTTTACACCGTCTGTTCTACATTGTAGCATAGCGTCTACATAGGGCATTAAAGCGTCTATATTCATTGAAACTTCCTGTGTGTTCAACCGCTCACGTTTCATGTTATAGTTTGCGTTCAAACCCAAGTCGTTGCACATACTAGCTTTATAGTACTGAATCAGTTCTATCAGTTGCCCTATCTGCTGATTGCTCTGCTGTGACGGTGTTTGTAGATTCACACCTTTGAAGAAAGCATTTTCACCGATTACCGAGAAATCTCCCTGTAGGATTTTTTCCAAGAACGTTTCGGCAGATTGTTTTGTCTTATCGTCACTAGCAGAAATCAGCATAGTGATTCGGGTCAATATGCTTGCAAGATTCAAAGTAATAACGCTGTCGGTGTAAAGTACTGCATACTTACCGATAATAGGCAAAAGTGAATCGCCATAAGGGGTATTTTCGATTACCACTATATCTTCACCGATATGAAACGTCTTCGTCAGATTCAGCCACGGATTCGCTACCACATAGTCTTTAGGTCTATAGTAAGCGTCACAGTCGCCACCCTTTGCACCATCTAGCGCATAAAGTTCACCGTTTACCTTTGCGATTCCCACGTTTCCGTTATTTTGCAGAATTTTTTCAAGTTCTACAGGTGGAATCGTTTCGGGTAAACCGTCATATTCAAACATCTTTGAAGTCATGCACAAAGCACGTTCAACAAACGTTTGTACTGCTGTGTCTTTGTTTTTGACCTGTGTCTGAAATACAGAATATAAAATATCTTTCTGTTTCATTTTATCAAAGTTTTAATTAACGTACAAAGTTCTGTCAACACTTTTGTGTTACTTTGTACTGTTTCATTTAACTTGTCTGTTTCCTGTTGGTGTCTTTCGTTCTGTTTTTCCATATAGAAGAACAAAGCTATGCAGACAGCTACAGGGAAACCTACGTTACTTACTAACTGTGTTACAGAATCTATGTCCATATTTAATCTTTTAAATCTGCTGCAAAGATACAAATAATTTTTGAAACAACCAAATAAAATACAGAAAAAATGTTCCACGTGGAACACTTTTTCTATATTTAACTGATTTTTAGGCTATTATATTGCTTTTACTACTTGCCATCAAATAGTTTCTCACAATTTCACCTATTTCATTATTCTGATAAAACACTTTGTCGGTAGCGAAATATCTAGCTATCTGTGTTTCAATATAAGTTGCAGTTGACAGAAGTTTGCGTTTGTAGTTTGGTTTACCGTTCATCTGTAACGAATATATCAAACTGTTGTCTGTGTCCTTAATCGGTGTGGTCTTGTTATGAATATACATAAAGTTGTTCACACCTTTCTCCTTATCTTCAACCTGTATGATATTACCCTGTAACGTCATTTCATTGAACTGAATATAGAAGACAAACAGCACGTCAGACGGTTTATATTTTACAGGCAGATGGGGATATACTGCTAGTTCCCACTTACCGCCTGTAATCATTTGCAAGTTCTGATTATCAAAACAGAAGTATTTGTTACTAGCTTTCTGTTTGACAATAGTACTACAGTATTCTACAGCCACGGTAGCACCGTGCTCACCAAATTTGTAGATGTCTATAGTTCCCTGTTCCATCACTCTTACCTGTTTCAGTCCCATCTCTGTAAAGTAAGGGCAGAACTGATTTACGGTGTTACCAAGCATAAAGACTTTCACATCATTTCGCTGTCTGATAATAGTACTCAACAGGTTCATATACAGCATAAACTCATCGGGCAGATAGTAACGTCTTGTAAGGAACTCATCGAACACAATAGTAGTTATGTTCGGGTAACTACTTGATTTTTCGTGTTCCTGTTCTGAAAGACAGAAACCGTAACAGAAAGGAACCGTATCGGGCACACGTTTCTTTGTTTCCTCATTGTAGAAAGACAGAAACCACTTCCCCGAATAGTAAAATACTTCGTTGTACTCACCGTTTGTAAGTTCTGCTATCACACCGTTTGCCACATGATTTGCAAACAAACTTTCGGCACGTTTGCCCCTCAAATCTTCACGCCATCTTCTGATGTACGCCATCTGTTTACCTGTTTTCAGATACTGTTTGATACCATACAGTAAGGTAGCATACGTTTTACCGTTGCTACGCTCACCGAAAATAACATTATAATCAGCACCTTTGCTGATTATTCGGTCTAAACTGTAGAATTTGACCTTTGTTTCTTTGACTTCTTTTTTATTCATAACTTATTCTTTTTTAAATCTTATTCCCATCAAATAATTAAGATACATAACAGATAGTGAAAGGGTGTACCCTGTAGGTTCAAGATGTACCCCTGTAGTTGTGGTATACGTATTCTTGTTACCCAAATAATCTGTTAAAGTCCCTGTCTGCTCATAGTCTATATAGGTATGAATATTCTTACCTGTTGCAGATGGTGGAATATCTAGATAATTAGTGAAAGCGTCAAATATTCCATCTTCACCGTATTTCTCTATCATATACGGTATAGCAGATTTCTTGTTTACACCCGAAACTGTCATACTGTAATTATAGTCAACACCATCTACAGAAAGGGCAGATTCTTCTTCAACCATATATCTTTTAGCACCCAAAGTCTTGAAACGTCTGTATCGTCCCTCATAGTCCCACACACCCATCATTTTTGCAGTTCCTTTGATGGTAACAGGTTCTACCTTATCAAACGGTATGTTATGGAACTTACATGCTCTTCTCAACTTCATTTGCACCATATCATTGTATGCAGCGAAATATTCTGCGTGTGCGTCACCGTTTTTGATTTTTACTGAATCTGTGTCGGAATATATATAATCGTCACCACATTCACTTATTCCTGTAAACAGGTTTCTTCGTGCGTATGCAGTAACATAGATACCCCACGGATAAAACAGGAAACGGTTCTTTGAATTGTTGTACGTTTCAAGCATATCTATTTTCTGCTGTTCTGAAACATGTTCTACGTCCCAATTATTGTTTTCATCATAGATAATTTCATCACGCAAAGGATTCGTCACACACATACCGTAACAGCTATTCAGCATTTCTTTGCTGTTGAGATATTCCACTTCCTTACCTTTCACACCTTTCAGTTTCGTTTTCATTTCATACAGGTGCAAAATTGACTTTATAAACTCTGTGGGCAGATATTCTTTTTTGTAACATATCATTTTACCGATTCTAACAGATTCCCAAGTGTAGAAGTTCTGAAACACCTTATAGTCAATTTCTGTTATAGTCATAACTATTCTTGACGCACATACCAAACGACCGTTATTTTCTGCTATATGTTCTTTTACAATACACTTACTAACAGAAATCGGATTCTCATTCTCAGACGTTGCAAAGATGTTAACAAACTCTATGTCAAAGATACAGCAGAACTTACTACATAGAAAGTCAAACTGTTTCATAGACTTTACAGGAACAAACACACCTGTGCTCATAGGGAATTTTTCAGACACCATAACATAGGGGTAACTTGATGTAAAATCGTAACTGTCAACGTCTTCTATTACCTCATCTGTGTATTTCGCATTTGCGTGCGTGAAACCACCCGCAAAACAGCGTTGTAGCATATCAAATTCCTCACTTCCTGTTATATTCAAGCTGTGAATCAAGTCTATATACTTCCAATTCCTGTCGCTGTTGCCATCTTCATCTTTTGTCTTCAAACAGATACTTCTACAGTACTTTCTTACAAAACCTGTCTTTGTTATCGGCAGTTTCGTTATTCCTTTGTATTGTTCTATCAGTTCTTCTATATAGCACATAACTACTTTTATGTCGTTTATGCAGTAACCGATTTCTTTCTGTGTCAAAGGTGTACCCGTGTGACGTAACAGGGAATAATCCAAATCACCGACCATCTTTTGGCATTTGTACGTATGCAGTTGTTCACCTAACTTTGCAAGTGAATAACCCGAAAGTAAGTAACTACATCGAAACTCTATTCCATCTTTTGTTATCGCATATATCGGTTTACGCAAATCTATAGAAAAAACTTTTTCCCAAACAAACAGTTCACGGATAAACTGAAATTCATAGGATAAATTGTGTATGAAAACAATTATACGTCTGTCCTGTGAAAGTTTCAGCAGACGCACAACTGTTTCCATCATATCCAAAAATTCTTCCCAAGTTCTACCTATCACCGTGTAACCGTTTATTCCAAATTGCCAAACATACATAACAGAACATTTTTCAAATTTGGTATTTTTGCCACCTAATTTGATGTATCTGTCATAACTGTATGTTTCGCCGTATTCGTCCCTGTAGAAAGACGTGGTTTCTATGTCAAAGGAAACAGGCACATTCAAGAACTTCTGTCCTTTGTTGTTGCCGATAAAATTTTTCTCGGTAACAGCCATCGACAAAACCTTATCTATATCTACAGGTTTAAATATTCTATCGTCTAATTTAAATTTAACCTTTGCCGTCATATTTATTCGATTGTTGCTGAATCTGTAGAATCTGAATCTGAATCTGAATCGGAATCTGTACCGAAATCGACTTCATTTTCCTGTTCTATTATTCTTTCGTGTATCTGTGCGTTAACGTCAGCTATTATTTCTTCACCATCACGTTGGATTTTTTCAAGCTGTGCTGTTCCGACTTCTATCGCCTCATCTGTTATTGCACCGTTCATGTCAGAATAGCCGTTATCGTCAAATTCACTATGTAAATAACTCAAATCGGGTGCTTTTGCTACATAATAGTCTATTAAATCATTTACAGTATATTTTTCTTCCATCACAAACCAAATTTAGAAAGTGCTTTAAAAATCTTGTTAACGGTATTTTCGGCAGCCTGTGCGACTTCCTCAGCCTGTCTTTCAATATCACGTTGTAGTGAATCAGCCAAAATCTTTGCGTCAGATTCTATTTGTGACGAAACGTCCTTTGCTTCTGTTTCAAGTTCACCTGTGAAGTCTTTGTACTGCATAAGATATTGTTCCAAAAATCTTTCATCTGAAACACTTGAAATTTTGCCTATTAAGTCATCTTCCATCAGATTATATTCGTCTTCCGTCAAATCGTATTTCGCTTTCAAGAAATCTCTGTATTCTCTTGTACCTGTAACGGTAGATGTAGGCTGTTGCAGAAACGAAACCGCACGTCCATATTCTATTTTCAAGTCTTCCCAACTCATTCGCATAGAAAATTTCGTGAAACCTTTCACGTCACCTTTGTTCAACGCTGCAACAGCAGGGGAAACCAATTCCGCTTTTTCTATGTTTTCTATACGTCTGTTTGCCATCTGAAACACCCTACGTATTTCAGCACGTAACTGTGGTGAAGACTGCAAAGCGGAAATAACTTCTTGTTTGATTTGTACCTTTGAAGTGAAACCAAACGTTTTAACACTAAAACCTATAGGATTTTTCGGCATACTATTAATGATTTAAATTAAACAATAATAGGGGTGAAACTGTGAAGTAACACCCCTATGATAAAAACCTGTATTACTTATCTACAAACGTGATATTGTAACACTTCTTGCCGTGCGATTCATATTCGTAGATGGTGTAACCTACCTTACCATCTTTGATTGCCTGTATAGCGTCTGAATCTTGCAAGATTTCACGGATTGTTTCACCTGTGAAAGATGGGAGATTTACAAGACGTTTGTTTGCAGCGTCAATAATTACAGGTGAATCACCTAACTGTGATTTATGAACATATACACCATCAATAGGGTGTACCACATCACCGCCACCGTCCTGTTTACTGTTGAACAAATCTGTCAGTTTCACGAAAGTGAAATCTGTTGTGTCAATACCAAAGCTAGTTTTATTGAACTTACTAGCAAATGAAAATTTCTTGTCTGCCATATTTCAAACTTTTAAAATGTTAAACACTGTGTTATCTCTTACTGTACCTGTGAAAGACCGTTGGCTGTTGCAAACTCATTCAACCACTTTTTAAAACGGTTCAACTTGATAACCGCTTTATCGTCCTTACTAACTTCTGATGTAACCATCAAAGCGTTAACAGAAGTGATAACATTAAATACTGTCTCATTAAAATTTTCGTTCATGTCTTTAATCTATTAAAACGTTTAACTTAAATTTGTCGCTGCAAAGATACGACTTTTTTCTTTACCCACCAAACTTTTTCTGTTAAAATAAGTTAACAGCCACATTTTTACATTTATTAACATCTGAATCAGCCGAAACGTTTCTTTTTCGCAAACCTGTAGGCACACCATCAGTATGTTATTTATAACATACTAGCATATACGTGCGTGCGTGCGTGCCATCTGTGGGCACATACGTGGCGCACAAACGACTTTCTATTTGCCTGTGGACTGTTGTCCCATCTGTCCTGTAAAAGCCTGTCACAGCGCATATTTATGCAGCGTATATTTATGCAGTATATTTATGCAAAGTTAAAGTAAGTTAAAGTTTACCGCTAGCAAAAACCGTGCCAAGTTTTTGTTAAAAGTGTTAAAGAATCGTAAATCCGACCCACAGCAAAAAGCGTGCCAAACTTTGTTAGCAAGTGTTAAAAGTGTGTTGGGAAACGTTAAAAGTAGGGGTCTAGTGTACCTTTAGATC